CGGTAAAGGTGAGGTTGTACTCCTCCCAGGCGGTGCTCGTCGCTTGAGCGTTGATAATGTAGGTATCATTACCGCCGTTATCTATAAGCACATAGCAGCGGGCGCTCGTTCCTCTGTAAGCCTTAAAAGTGAGCGTATACTGTCTGCCTTTTATAACGGTAATTTCCTGGGAGAGCGTCCCGACGCGCAAACGGAATAAGGAGCCCGAGGCTGTATTGTTATTCGCCGTAGCGTCTTGCAGCGCTACAACCGAGCCCGTATAGCTCCAATCGTCCGAAACGCCATTAAGCCCGCTCGAGTTTTTTATTTTGTTAATGCCGCCCGTTGTTTGTGCCGTAAATGAGAGCGTGAGAGCCTCTACTGTCTGTTGGAGCTGTGATACGGTCGTTTCGATAGTGTCTATATCGCCCGTGAGTGCCGTTTCTACGCTCTGTATAAGGCTTAATAGCTGCTCGTCAGCAGCGACAAAGGCTTGCTCCACGCCCGAGGTAGCCTCTCCGATTTCGTTAGTTACCTCGGCTTTATAATATTGCGAGATCGCTACGCTCTCTACGCTGTCGGCGCGTAGGAGGGCTCCGTTAAGTATTCCCGCTGTGATAAAGTCGGCGACTATTGCACCGTCCATTGTCATAGCGAGGTCAAATGTACCATTGTAGCCCGTCGTAGAATATCCCAAGCCGCCGCTATTCCACCGCCATACATTAACCGCCTCGTCGAGCGTAGGCGCGTCGAGTATGAGGATTTCTTGCGGTCTTTCGGCAGGGTTAAGCACCACACAGCCGCCGCTGTGTCCCGTAATAAGGCTCGTAGCTGTTGCGATAGCATTAGCGAGCGCTGCCGAGGCTTGCGCTTGCCCCGTCTTAACTGTGTTTGCAAGAGCCGCGATCTCCGCGCTTTGCTTGTTCACGGTGTCGGTAAAGCTGCTTTTTGCGTCGCCCAGGGTAATACTGTCGTATTTCTCTTTAAGTGAGTCGTAAACGGTTTTAATAACCTTTGCCGAGGCGGTAACGCCGAGCTTTGAAAAGCGCACCGCTACGGTGTCGCACAAGCTCACCCGCTCAAGCGGGGCAATGTTTTTATATTCCTCCGTCTGCCATAGCTGCACGAAAGAAACGGTTATATTAACCTTTGGAGTGCCGAGATCAGCCGCCGCGATATACGCCGCCGTTTTAGCTCTCAAAGCCTCCTCGGTCGGTATTTCGTCGTCGCCGAAACGGTCGGAAAAATCCATAATAAAGGCTTTGTAGTGTCCTATGTCGCCCGCCGCCGTGAGAGGCATTACCTTTTCGGTGAGGTAAACATATACCTCCTCGGAGTCGCCCTCTCCGTCGTCCTGGTTATAAACAGCGTAGGGCATTATGTGGGTGTAGCACTCGGCAATATTGCTTTCTTGCTTAATATCCTTGAGGTTTTTACCGTATTCGATAGATACGCCGTTATTAGCGCCTCGGTGGTTATGGAGCTTGATTACGAAATTATCAAACTCAAACTCGCCGCCCCATACATCAAGTACCGAGCCCGTTTGCCCGCCCAGGAGAGCACGCACCGAGCACGGAGTAGTAATAGTTGTGCGGTTAAGCGTCGAAATATCGGAAATAGCGGTAAAGCTATGCGGCAAGGGTGTTTCCTCAAGCGCCTTTGTAATTGCCATTTGCGGGGTAGCGTTGAGGGCAGAAAAGCCCGCAAGCGGTAGTCCGTTTAGGTCATAGCTGATATGCTCCGCCGAGTAAGTAACAATACCTTTTAACGGTTTCGAGGTCTTATATACTCGGAAAAGCTGCGGAGCGCTCGTTTCATTTGCCTTTGCCTTGATAATTGCGCCGTCTGTAATGAGGCTATACCATTGCCCCGTAATAGGATATTGCAGCGATAGCTCGTATTTCCCGTTGCGCTCCTCGGTAACTGCTGCCTTGATAGCGTCTTTAAGAAAGCCGAGCCCGTTGTTATTAAAGTTTGTAGTTTCCTTTGCGTATAAAATCGGGATCATAAGCAGCACCACCTCGGCACGATCTCGAGCCGCTCCACATTGCCCGCCCAGGATATATTATTAAGCCCAGGCGCGAACACGGGGAAAGTGTCCGCTGTCATTTGATTATTAGCGGCGGCGGAGCCTTTGTAAGCGTTCATCATTTCGGAGTCGAGCTCTATGTATTCGTCAATATCCGAGAGGAGAAAAGCGGAGCCGTTTATGGTGAGCGTTACTGTACCGCTCCCAACGACTTTTATATACGGCTTGCTTTCGTACTGCTCGGCGTTGTAGAGAGAGCCCGCCGCCGTCATAGCAACGGTGCGCTGCCCCTCAAAAGAATACTTAAACGGTTTACAATTAAACGAGAGCTTGAGCTGCCCGAGATCGCGGAGTTCTTGCTCTATGTTCACCTCGTCCGAGTACGAGGCGAGGCGGTAATACTTTCCGTCGTAGGAGTCCCACAACGGAAAGTAGCCTTGCTCCGATAGCAGCCAACCTCTAATAAGACGGGCGAGCTCGTCAAAGCTCCACGCCGTCGTATTGAGGAGCGCGAGCGAGTACGGTATCTTTACATTTTTGTACCGTCCGTTATCGGTGAGGAGGTCGCCGCTCCTACCTGGTACGCTCGTGTAGGTAATATCTCTTTGAGCTCCTTTATAGGAGCCTTTTTCTGCAATGAGTAGTCCAAAATCAAGAGAGCTACGCTCTTTGAACATTAAATACGGGAATTTTTCCATTATCCAAATACAAGCTCCTTTCTCTTGATTTTCTCGGCGATCATTTCGAGGAGAGTATCTACAAAGCCCTCCATATCGTCCTCGTTTGTGCCGTCGAGGTGTTCAATGTAGATAGCCCGCTCGCCAAGCTGTATAGTAACTACGAGCTTGCCCTCTCCGCGTTCTTTATTGTCGATAAGCACCTCGCCGAAAAGCGAAAAAATGCTTGCCATAGGTTAGCCTCCTCTCTGTTTATCAGCCGCGATCATAGGCGCAAACTCCGCCAATATCTCCTCGGCTGTTTTATTCTTTCTCTTTGGTGGAGGTGTGCCAGGCTTTAGCGTTTGCTCTACAAACGCCTCAAAGTCCATAACCTCCTCGCCGCCCTGCAATTTTGATAAGGAGTAATTTGCAAGCCATAGCGGGAAAAGCTGTTTTTCCCGCTCTTGCCGCTCGAGCCGCTCCTCCTCGCTGCGGGCAAAAGAAAGCAGCTCACCGAGAGCCGCTAAAGGTAGACTCTCGATAAGCTGCCAATCATAATACTTGTGTAGTAGCGTTAAGCTCCTTGCTCGACTTTCTTTCGCAAGGCACGCTTGAAAAAACTTGTAACGCCGTCGTCGTTGATAATGTCGTTAATTACCTCCGCCGCGTCGAGCTTGTTTGCCTCCTCGATAGATACTCCCTTATATGCTGCTACGAGCTGCGGGAGGTCGTCCGCGATCTTGCCGAGCTGCGGGGTAATATCCATAAGTACCTCCGCGCCCAGGAGCCCGACTTTTTCTTTTGAGAGCTGCTTTAGCGCTCCCTCGGCGCTGTCCGCGTCCTCGAAAATGTCCGCTCCCTTGAGTCTTTCGATTACGGGCGTAATATCGAGCTTTGCTACGATTTTAAGCAAAATAGGCATTGTGCCAATAGTAAGCATATTGTGGTTCCTCCTTAAATTCTGTTGCCGTTAGGTCGTGCTGCCGCTTGTGCTGCCGCTTGTGCCGCTCGGGATAGTCGGCGGGCTTGTGATTTCCTCCACTTTCCACAAATCGCCGTCGAGGTCGCTATGCGGATAGTGTGCGAGAAATTCAAAAGCGAGCTCGCCCTCGGCTTTCTGTACCGCCTTTGCGGTAAAGCCCGTTTCGTGCATAGCGTTATAGATCGTGATTTTCTTGTACTTGCCGCCGATAGTTTTAGCGAACATTGTAACATTTTTGAGATACGCCGACATAGGAATTACACCCGTAGGCGGGTTTTTAATAGCGCTGTTTGCGCCGCTGCCCGTCTGCACGGTGCAAGTAGGGATAGCGCGAGCGAGGTTTTCCTGGGACATACAAAGCGTAGTAACCTTAATCGAGGCTCCCTGCTCCTCGATAACCTGGGTACCCGCCGTTTTGCCGTGTCTGCCGTCAAACTCAATATCGCGCACGGTTACGGTAGCGGCAAACTCGCCGCCGCCGCGAGTCGGTGCCAAAAACTGCTCGTCCGACTCCCCGTAATTGAGGAAAATAACGGACTCGTCAATTTGGATAGACTCGATCTGCTGTGTAGTAAGGTTTGTTACCATAGGTTTTAAGCCTCCTAATTGTAAAAAATTCTTGCGGATAACGCGAGCCGCCTATGTGCTATATCGTACTCGGTGTCCGCTATTGCGTTTTGGTTATCAAAGCCGATATGCGCCGCAAATACGCCGCGTACCGCGATAACCTCGTTAGCGAGCTCGTTTCGTAGCGTGTCGCAAAGCGCCTCGAGCTCCTCGGTTGCGGTAGGCTTTTTCTCGTCTACCCAAATATCGAGATAGAAAGAGGCGAGGTCGCCCGCTGCGAGGTCGATAATGTTAATACCGTTGAGCACCGCGTAGGGAAAACTCGCGTTTTTAGACGGTGCCTCCTCGTAGTAGGTCGTTAATACTTTGCTCACCCGCTCGCGTAGAGCTATGATAAAGTCTTTTGTGTGGTACACTCCCGCGCCTCCTCTCTGCGTTAATCGTCATTTACGAGAGATTGACAAATAAGCTCGATACACTCGTTTTTAACGGGGTATGTACGGATAACTCGGTACATTCTGCCGTCATACTCAAAGTGTCCCTCTCGCCCGTAGTCTGCCTCCCGTATTTCTACGCAAAGCTCGGGGCGGTAGCCCTGGGCTTGTGCCTGGTAAAACTCGTTTCTCTTTACACCCTTTTCATTGCAGAAAACCTCTTTTTTCTCGAAAGTTTTATAGGGCTTTCCGAGGGTGTCGAGCTGCTCGGTTTCCGTACACAAATACCCGATTTCTCGCCATAACATAACTACGCCTCCTCGGTATACTCGCTCGATAGCATTAAATGCCGCTTGAGCATATCGTAGCTCTCGCGGTACTTTGCGCCGTCGGCGTTATCGAGTCCAAACTCTGCCTTGACATAAACGACAATAGCCCGCTTTATAAGCGCGTCGCTCTCGTCGTTCACCTTTGAGGGCAGAATACCGCCTAATAGGAGATCGGCTCGCGCCGCTCCTATTAGGTCGGTAATTTCAGCGTCAAAGTGAGTATGTGCTATGCGTAGATAGCGGCGAATACTGTAAACATATTGCTCCGAGATATTCGCCATAGATCAGCCCTCCGTTAATTAGGACTGCGCCTTGACAAACTTAACGAAAGCGCCGAGTCCGCCGATAGCTTTACTATCAAAGACGCAAGCGCCGAGATAGTCTACGCTGTTGGTAGCGAGTCCGCTGTGCTCGGACTTGACTACGCTAATATCCTGGGAGTAGTTACCCACGATATAAGCGAAGTCGCCGAGGTAGGCAACGCCCTTGCCGAGCGAGCCCGTAAAGTAAACCTCGCAGCCCATAATGTAGTATTTGCCGTTGGCAAACTCGATAAGGTTGTTTTT